AAAATCAAAATCTCCGCTCCCGTCGTCTGGTTTTATACATAGTGCCTCGCCGTTATTGTAGGCGGTCGGAGTTAGCACAACACTCGCACGATCAAGTAAATTTGCCATATTATTGTATTTTTTCTATTTTATCTAAAATTGCTGTGGTACACGTTTGGTTTTCGTAGTATGTTGCTCTCGCTTGTAAAGTAGCGAGTAAATTCGGTATACCACTACCGAATAACAACATCATAACTCTGCGCCTACTCATTATAGTACGCTATCAAAGTAAGAATCCAAAGCCGTTTTTAAAGCTGCAAAACTTGCGTATGCTGTGCCTGCCTCGTCTTGTAAATCCGAGTAAATTGTTTTATCTAAAACACTAACGTTATTAGTTGTTTTAATGATAATAAAATCCCCTTGCTTTTGTCTTTGGATTTCACAATACGCAGGGTAGCGGTATTCGATTCCGTTGTTTAAAACTAGCTCTTTTGTTACTGTATCGACGTAAATTTTCATTTTTTATATATTTATTATGTTGTTACTGTTATAGTCCACCCTTTAGCCTCTAGGCTTGCCTTTGCTGCTAGTCCTACAGAGCTAGGAGCTTGCCCTCCTGTTTGGTCAAAAGTTCCGTTAATCTGTCCTGCGATGTCTAGGCTTTCGAGTATGTTATCTATTGATTGAGTATTCAAACCTGTATTTCTAAAAGCCTGCGTAAAATTCGTCGCTGTACAATTATCAAAAGCGTTAGACGGGAAAGTATTTAGTAAAAGACAATCTTGCCACGTTGAAATAAAAGACGTACCGCTACTAAAATCTAACAATGGGAAGTCCGTTAAAACTGCGCAGTCTTGCCAAGTACTATCGAAATCCTCGCCTTTGCCCGTATCTATTAAAGGGAAACTTGTTAAAGCCTCGCACTCGTCAAAGGCTTGCTCGAAATTAACAACGTTTGCAAAGTTACCTCCGTCTGTTGCTGTAATAGTTAAATTTGTGCAACCGCTAAAAGCGTCCTCTTGACTAGTAGATCCTAGTCCGTATATCCCGAAATTAGACAACTCCGTTATTTTAATTATATCCGCATTACCTGTAAAATCAAACGCAGGGAATACACCCGAAATACTTACTTTGTGAATGCCAGAGCCAGACGGGAACGTAATTAAATGGTCGCCCGTTAATCCTGTAGCGCTATATCCCTCGTCTGTTGTTACATTATATAGGAAAGTTCCTGCGCCCGTTGTAATATTAAAAAAGTCTGAGGTTGCTATAATATCTGTATTTACAAAAAACTCTAAGAAATTGATACTTTCGTTATTAAATACGGTGAAATCTGTGTTAAAGTTACTTAAAAAATACGCTTGGTTATTCTCTCTAGCTTTTAGCGTTACTGTAGAGCCATTCATGGCGCTTTTTTCGCCTCCCGTTCCTGCGCTTATTGTAACCTCGCCGCCGTTCCATAGTCCTATTATTCTATAGTTACCGTTACGGTCTAAAATGATAGCGCAATAGTCTTGCCTCATTAACTTATATACGTTTAAATCTACAAAACTACGAGGTATTGTAAAGCTCAAGTCTTGAGACCACTCTACGCCGCCGTTTGTTACGCTTGCGTTTTCTGAGTAACTAATATTTACAGCCTCATACTCGTATATCGTAGTTTGTGGAAACTGAGTAATATCTTGAGCGTCTGGATTTCGTCCTTTAGAGAAACCTCCAAACAATACATCGCTAACCCCATACTTTACGTAAGGAAATAGATACAGCTTGTCGATGCCGCCTTGAAAGTCTTTGCAGGATTCAGTATATCCGCGTTGTATGCTACAAATTGCCATATATTATTAGTATGATATTATATCGTCTGGACTCTGTGGATACGGGTTTTGTATTCTATTAGACGGATTACCGAAATACCAACCGCTCCGATTAGATACGTGCTTTGATGCGTCTACGCCGTCCTGTGTTGTCTTATATTCGTCTAAATGGTTTAATACTATCCAATCCTCAAACCTATCTATAAACGTATCTGCCATGCCTGCATAAGTATTTGACAATCTAGTCAACTCCTCCGCACTCATTAACTGAGCATTATCTGAGGTATGCGAAACAGAGCCTCCGTTTGCAACCATATAGTTGCTAATTAGTACAAAATTTGCCACCGTTTGGTATTTGGTTATCGGTTGCACATATTTAGTATATAATTCAAGGTATAATCCTGTTAAATTTCCTGCGTCTGCGCCTGCTAGTATTACGTCGTAAAGTTCCTGTCCTAACAATGGTAAAATTGTTGTATTCATTACGTCTGAAATTACAAATACAAACTTGTCATCGTCCACTCCTCCGCCTACTACGGTTGACTGTTTTATCTCTGTCGGGGATATAAATAGAAATTGTGCCATATTATTTGTATCTGCCGTTATTTGGTTTATCTATTTCTGCTATTGCTACGTCTTTAGCATTTTTTACAGGCTTATAACCTTGTCTTTTTGCCTCGTTTACGTTTACCGCAGTAGTCTGTTGCATTGCGTTTCCGCCTTTAGGCTTTCCGTCTTCGTTTAATTTCTTTTTAAATACTCTGCGTTCCCAACGATGATAGCAATTAACGCCTCCACCATAAAGAAAGATGTCATATTTGCCTCCACTATGCGCAAACTTGCCATTTACTCCCTGCATACTCATTAATTCGATGTCCTCTTTGCGGTATACTTTGCCGCTATCGGATAGTGAAATCATTTTATTACAGAAAGTCCTAGACGCACCCTTTGGAGTTTTGCTAGTTCCTACTGTATAGGCGTATCTAGTTTTCCATAGTTTTGTATCTTGTTCGCTAGTTTGTTTAGCAGACATTTTTACGTCGTACTCTTTGCCGTCTGTTAACTCGTAACCCTCTGGAGCGTCTAAAGCGTATTTTTCAAGTAGCATCTCAAGCTCTGAGTCGTCGCTCATGCATACGTGAGAGCTTAACTCTGCGGTTTCCTCTTTAACTTTTATTTTCTCCTCTGTTAAAGGCGCAAAGTATAAATCTAGGTTAATCCCGTAATGTACTAAAACCTCCTCCAAAGCCTCGATAATAAAATCCTGCTTTGGCTTTATTACTCGCTTAATAGTTTGGCGCTCGCTCATATCCATCTCGTCGGCTACAGAGCTAAAGCCACTCGCAGACGATAATCCTACTAGCGACGGAGATATTACTCTGTGCGCAGTCATTAACTGCGTTTTAGCTTGCTCTGTAAGTTCGCTCCATTGTTTATGTACGCTACTATTAACAGGAAACGGCGTTATATCTATAGCTACCTCTTGATCATTAAAACTGATAATAAAAGACGAGGCGTTGCTTGATGTTGTAAGTTTACGTTTTACCTGTCTCTCAAACTCCTCCTTTTCCTCTGGAGTGTAATTAGTTCCGTTTGGTATATTTATAATATAGCCCGCGCTTAATCCGTTTTTAATAGAAGAGATATACATATTAGATAGCTCCTCTTCGATTTCAGCAAATACAAGCCCAGAGCTATAGTCTGGACTGCCAAAGTACTCGTTTCCTACGGTGTAAGGTCTAGCGACAAACATCGAGTTACCTTTTTGCGCTCCAAACGCAGGAAAAGAGATAGGCGTGTAATCTATATCGGTATATTTCTGCCAATTTCTAGAAAACCAATACTTCTCTATTTGGTTTTTTTCGTTTGCAATCGCAGGAATTAACATCTCTTTAGGTACGTGAGTTAAAGAGTGTAACTCTCCGCCCTTGCTTTCGATTATCTCAAAAGAAAACTCGCCGAAAACTTGAAAGTCTCGCACCATTTTACGCAATTCTCTAGGTCTTAATATCGTTTGTAATCTCCCCCAACTTTCTGCGCCTAAAGCTCCGCTCGATGTACGTAGTCCTTTACCATATATTAGGGTAGTATAGGACTCGTTTATACTCGCATTTGTAGGCGAGCCGTTATTTCTGTTGATTATATAATCATAGTACTGATTTAATCGCCCATTCATAACCCAATCCCTAGACTTATCCTCCATTAATGGAGGTCTAACGTAGTTTGTGAGTGTTATTAGTTTTATATCGCTCATAATATTATTACCATCTGTATAGGTTATCTGTTAGCTTATATGTTTGTGAGTTTTGAGTAGTTGCTAAAACCAGACCTCTGTATACTATCTCGTTAGTTACGTCGTCGGTTAATTTTAACTGATAGCTACTTTCGGCTGTAAACGTATAGTCAAACGTAAGAGCAAGCTTATAATCGCCGCCCGTTGTGTAAGTCGTTGTTAAATCTGTAGTTATTCCTAAAGTACTATCCGTAACTGTAAGGGTTAATACATTAGACGTTAAAAATCTAGGTACTAACTTTATAGTGTGAGTCGTTAAATTAGGGTTTACTATCATAAAAACAAACTTGTATATAATTAAAACGAAAAAAGTCTCGTTTTGTTTCTATTAAGCAAAAAAAAAAGCCT